AAAGAACGGGAAGTGGCCTTGCAGGAACAGGAGGCCGTGCTGAAAGCGCGGCAGGACGCGGCCCTGCTGGACCTGGAGCGGGAAAAGATGCTCCTCAGTCAGCGCCAGGATGCGCATAGTGCGGTGCGCAATGTGGCGGGGCTGATGCGGCAACTGAGCCAGATGCGCCAGCAGTTAGCCGCCCTGGAGGCGGAAGAGGCGCGGGAACGTGAATAGGCGACAGCAGAAGAAAGGTGAGGCCAAGGCGGAGCGGGAGGCCTGGGACCGGCTCACCTGGCAGGAGCGGCTGGTGGAGGCGGAGATGATGGTGGTCCGCGCCAGGAGTATGCTCCAGCGGTCTGAGGCGTATCGGGCCTGGCTGCGGGAGTACATTATCGCCACAGAGCCCGCCGCCAGTGCGGCCTGGCAGGAAGCGCTGTCGGCAGACCTGCTGAGTATTGGGGTGCCAGCAGTGCCGGAGGAGCCGGGAGAGGACGAGGCAAGCGATGCCGAACGGTAGCATGGAGAGTCGGGCGTTGCGCCAGCAACTGCGCACGCAGCTCGGGCAGGGTATCCGGGACACCGAGCAGGTCCTCAGTCAGTACCGGGCAGCGTATCCCAGTTTTGATTTGGTGGACTGGCCAGCGGTGCAGCAGCATCTGGCGGGACAGCCCGTGCCGGGGGTGAACGTGCACCCGGAAGTCGAAGGCCCCCGCAGCCCGGCCTGGATCCAGGAACAGACGATTGAGCCAATCGCGTTTGGCTCGTTGGCCGATCCGGTGTCACAGGCGGCGTTTCTGCTGGCGCCGGGCCTGCTCAAGGGCGTGAAGACGGGTCTGGAAGTGGCCGGGAGCCCAGGGCCACGGTTGGGAGCCCTGGCGGGTGAACGGGGGAATTTGGGGCCGGTGCCCCGCAGTCAGAGCGGACAGCCCTTGCCAGAGAGTGCGGTGCGGACGGAAACGGGCGAACTGAAGCGGCTGTATCATGGGACGACCCGGGCGTATCCTGATTTTGCGGAGAGTAAATTTGGCAGCGGGGCGGGTGGGGATCTCTATGGGCCGGGTATCTACATGACGGAGAATCCACAGATTGCCGGGGGAGGACAGGGGTATGCGACGGTCAACTGGCCAGACTTGGCGCGAGAGGCTTTGACGAAGTTAGAAAAGTTGCATGAAAGTCATGCGTATTACACGAAGATGGCTGGTGAGGCCCGGACGCTGAATGAGTCCATGCATGCTATGGAGCAGGCCAAGTCCGTGGAAGGGTTGATCGCGCAGGAATCGGCCAGGTTACAGGGGCATGTAGAGCAGGCCCCGTGGATGTTTGAAGACCCACCCCGGCCGCTCGGCTATGTCGCGTCCAAAGAGGCCGGGCTGCAGCAGATCCAGGCCTTACCCGCCGGGGAACAGGGGCAGGTGGAACTCATGTATGATACGGCGGTGCAGTCGTGGTTTCTGCGGACGAAAGGCGGGCTGAGTGGGGCCAACGTGCGCCCGGTGTACGCCGATCTGAAAAAGCCCTTTGATATTGAGGCCCCTGCCGACGCCGGCTTGCTGAAGACGCTTGATGAGGTCGGCTTTGACTATTACACCAAGTGGGGCACGAACGAGCCTGACATTGCCACCAATAAAGACCTCTATGAGACGCTGCTGCGCAACCTGGGGGATAAGGCGGAGGTGAATGATTGGCTTCGGGCAAACGGCTACGACGGTATTACCCATATCGGTGGTCGTGGCGGCGGCCAGCCGCACCGCGTCTATATTGCCTTTAGCCCGGAGCATGTCTACCCCAGTGTGAACGTGGAGGGCGGCCTGCCGATTCCGCCCCAGCCCTGAGAGGAGTGTTATGCCTCAGTCCCCCGCACGATCCAGCACCCGGACCCTCGGGCAAGTCGGCTATGAAGCCTACGCCACGCACCAGCGCTGGTGTAATTATCAGGGCCTGCCGATCCCGCCGTGGGTGGAGGTGCGCAGCGATATCCGGGCGGCCTGGGAGCGGGCGGCCAGTGCCATTGCGGATGTGGTGGCCGGGATTGCCACGCTGGAGGACGATCCGGCATGACGCAGGACCAGGCCTGGGAGAAGGCGAGAGATGATGAGCGTGGCATGTCGATCCAGCAGTGGGAAGCCTTCCGTATCCGGGCGGTGGCCTTAGAGATGGCGGTTCGGTTGGCCTCCACCTGGGAGACGACGAGCCTGGAAGAGGTGCTGGAGGTGGCGGACGAGTGTGAGGCGTTTTTACGCGGGGAGGACCAGGGGAATGGCACAGAGCCGTAGCACAATCGCCTGTCTGATTGGCGAGAAACAGTTGCAGTCACATAAGTTGGCGCATGTCGTGATGGACCAGCCCATGTCTGGGAACGGGAATGGGAACGGGACCGGCGTCCAGCAGGGCCAGGGCAACGCGACGTATGGCAGTACCCAGTTTGGGGGCATGGGGCGCAATGGTCGTGATGGCATGAGTGTCAAAGATTTAGTGGCGATGCCGAAAGGGAAAAAGACGTAACCCCGTAGGTGTGCGTGGACAACAATTGAATCTATCGGCGTCACTTCTGCCTAGCTAGCAGAAGCGGGCGCATCCCTGAGAGGCAGGGTGGACTAGTCCCCACCCTGCCTCTTTTTTTGTGTCCAGACGCCGGTAATGCGTGGCGGCTGCCCGGCCAGAACAGGGCTGTGCTGAGGAATGGGCGTTATGGCAGATGCAGTCCAGAGTCCCACTATCGTGTTTGCCTCGGGTGCGGTGCTCCAGCCGGACGGGACCATTACCCGCGTGGTGGAAGCGAACGCGCCGAGGCAGACCCCCGACCCCGCGCCTGCGGAGTCTGCAGCAGCGGGGGGGGACAGTGATGAGCGTGACGAGACCGATAGTCCGGTACCTGCGGAGGCCGCAGCGCCGGATGAGCCGGGCGCGTCCGAGGAGTCAGAGACACCAGCGCCGGAGCCCAGTCCTGCGGAGGCCGCAGCGGCGATGGGGCAGCAGCCTGGCGAGTCCAACCGCAGCTTTCGGCGGCGGTTGTGGGAAGAAAACCAGCAGTATCAGGCGCGGCATCCCGAATTGCTGCAGCGCATTGCCTATTTGGAAGGCCAGTTAGCGGCGCAGGGCCAGCGGCCTGTGGAGCCACAGGCGCCGTCCCAGGGGGTGCCGGCGGGGACGGTGGCGGGCCTCCGCCCTCGGCCGCAACCGGCGCAGTACGCCGATTACCAGCAGTATGAGGACGATTTGCGCCGGTACTGGCAGGAAAAGGACGCGGCGGAGACCGCCGTGCGGCAGGCGGAGGAGGCAGATCGGCGCACGCGGGCGCAGTGGATGCAGCGCACGGAAGAAGGGCGGCTGCGGCACCGCGATTATGATACGCGGGTCCGTGACCTGGAGTTTTCGGCCGTGGCGGGGCGCGTGTTGGCGCCGTTTTTCCTGCATTCGGAGCACGGCGCCGACCTGATGTATCACCTGGCCAGTCACCGGGCCGAGTTGGAGCAATTCAATGGCATGCATGACGTGGATGCGTCCCGCTACCTGGTGGATCTGGAGCGGCGCCTTGCTCGGCCGGTGGAGGCGGGACGGCCCGCGCCCGCCCGCACGAATGGGAGCGCCCCACCGGCCCCGGCCCCGCTGAACCCGGTAGGCACCGGCCCGGCGCAGCCCGTGGTCGGCTTCCGCAGTGGCATGAGTCTGCGGGAATATGAGGTGATGCGCGATAAAGAACGGGGAGGGCGCCGGTAAGCGTCCTCTCAGCACTAGCTCCCCAGAGGGGTGTCGCTTGGCAGGCATCTCACCCCTCCGGGGTATCACCGCGAGGACCCTATGGCGACCAACAATACCTTTCTGACCCCGGCGCATATTACCTATGAGTCGGCGATGATCCTCAAAAATAAGCTCCAGATGGGCAACCGGGTGAATCGGCAGTATGAAAGCCAGTTTGCCCAGACGGGGGCCAAGCATGGCCAGACCATTGCGTTGCGCAAACCGCCCCGGTATGTGGGACGTGTGGGGCCGACCGCGTACTACGAAGGCATTAACGAGCAGTACACCAACCTGACGCTGGCCATGTTTGGGGTGGACCTGAACTTCACCAGCTTCGATTTCACCCTCTCGATGGATGATTTCCGCCGGCGGCACTTAGAGCCCGCCGTCGCCACGATTGCCAACAAGATTGACGCGGATGGACTGGTCATTTACTACCAGGTGCCGTGGATGCTGGGGGCGCCTGGGGTGGTCCCGAACTCCCTGGCCACGTACTGGCAGGCCGGGGCCATTCTCACGGAAATGGGGGCGCCCAAGGGCGATATGCGCAGCCTCATGCTGGGCTCGCAGTCCATGGCCGTGATTGGCGAAGCCAAGACCACGCTGTTTAATCCGCAGCCGGATATTTCGGAACTGTACCGCAGTGGCTTGATGTCGCAGTCCGGCGGCTGGAACTGGTATGAGGATGTGAATATTGCGGCGCACACGGTGGGGCCGCTCGGGGGTTCGCCGCAGGTGGCGGGTGGGGGGCAAACGGGGTCCAACCTGCTGACCTCGGGGTGGACGGCTGCAGCAGCACCCCGCCTGAACCGGGGGGACGTGTTTACGATTAACGGCGTTTTTAGCGTCAACCCGCAGAATCGGCAGAGTACCGGGCGCCTGCAAATGTTTGTCGTGACGGCCAACGTGGCCAGTGATGGTGGCGGGCTTGCCACGATTCCCATTTACCCGGCCTTGACGCCGCCCAACCTGGACGGCACCCGGACGCAGTTTCAAACCGTCAACGTGTCGCCCCTCAACGGTGCCACCATTACCGTGATTGGCACGGCCAATACCGTGTCCCCGCAGAATCTGGGCTTTCACCGGGACGCCCTGACGCTGGCCGTGGTCGATCTCGACTACCCGCCCGGCGTGCCCCGCGATCTGTGCGAACGGGTCAGTGATCCCGACTCCAATATCTCCATTCGCTTCTATATGTACCAAGACGGCGCGAATGATATTAGCGCAGGACGATTAGATGTCCTGTACGGGTGGACCTGGGTGTACCCGGAGCTTGGGGTTCGTATAGCCGCATAATCAATGAGTTATAAGGAATGAGTGTATGCCTGAACCTGACACAACCGAACAGGCGCCATTTGAACCGACGGCGCTGAAATTTGTGACGCCCGAAGGCTACCGGCAAGAACGGGTTGCCGGCAGCCCCGAAGAATACGAGCAGATGCACAACGCCGGCTGGCGGGCCAGTTGGAGCGAGTTGGGGGTCGAAACGGCGCCCAGCACGACGGTCACGACGCTGAACGCCCCGGAGGTGCCGCCACAGGCCTCGCCGGAAACGTATCAGGAAGTGCTGCGGCTGCTGGTGGCGTATGAGCAGGAAATGCGGGCCCTGACGGCCCGGGTGGAGGCGTTAGAGGCGCAGGTGGCGGCGCTTGGTGTGCCCCCGCCCGCCCCGGAGCCCAGCACCGAGAGTCCAGAACCTGTTGAGCGCAGTCAGCGGCGCGGGAGGAGTGACTAATGGCGTTTCCAGGCCCGAATATCGAAGGTCAGACCATGACCTTGGAGAACATCGCGCCAGGCACGGGGAGTCAGTATATCGGGCTGCAACTCACGCTGGCAAACTTGACCGTAGCGGGGGATGTGTTTGTCATTCCGATGACCTTTAAAGGTCGCCTGGATTCGATGTTTTTTAGTGTGTTTGCCAAAGCCACCACGGCCGGCAAAGCGGCGACGCTGACGGCGCGGATTCGTTCCGGGGCCACCACCACCAACATGACCGGCGGGGTGCTGAATCTTACCAGTGCCAACACGACCCCGGAAGGGGCGATTGTGAATGCGACGGCGATTACGGGGCTCAACAAGTTTAACCGAGGCGATAGCCTCGTCTTAACCAGCTCAGCGCTGACGGCGTTTAGTGAGGGCGCCGGCTATCTCTGGTTGGAGATCGTCAATGACGACACGTTGGATGCGGTGGCGCGCAGTATGAGCATGTTTAGTGTGAACCCGTAGGAGGTCTCTATGCTGGAGTCGCATAACGACCCTGAACCTTCGGAGCACCCGGAGCCTCCTGAACATCCTGAACCGCCGGAGTCCCCAATCGTCATTGAGCCGGATCCAGGCCCGGAGGAGGACGAGGAGGAGGACAAGGACAAGGCGCCAGCATGAGTATTGGCACCGTGTTTTTGGTGTTGGCTCTCATCTTGTTTGCGCTGCTTGGCATGGGGGTGACGGTCATCCCCCGTGCTGAAGCCTGGGCGTGGTTTTGCCTGACGCTGGCCCTGCTGATTGGGGGCTGGCCGCTGCCGCCCTGGCCCTGGCCGCCACGAGCCTAGGGAGGGATGACGGTGACCACCGTTTTAGACATCCTGCACCGTGCCACGATGCTGACCGGCATGCGGGCCTCGGGCGAAGAGTTAGATGCCTTTTTGACGGAGGACTGTTTAGCGGCACTCAACATGCTGGTCGATGGCTGGGCCCTGGAAGAGCTTTTAGTGTACACCATGCAGCGCTACGTCATTCCGGTACTCCTGACCCGCCAGACGTATACCATCGGGCCGGGGGGCGATCTCAGTATCCCGCGCCCGGTGCGTTTGGAAGAGGTGAAGTGGCGCGATGAGTCGCAGGTCCCCGCCCTGGAACACACGCTCAGGCCGATGACGGCGCAGCAATATCATGGGCTGTGGACGCCAGAGTTGACCAGTTCCCTGCCCCTGAGCTTTTACTATGAGCCGACCTACCCGGTCGGCACCCTCTTTGTGCATCCGGCGCCGACCAGTGCGACCAAGCTGGTGGTGTGGGTGTGGCAGCCCTGGGTGACGATGAGCGTGGATCAGCTCGTGGACCCGATTGCGTTTCCTCCGGGCTATGAGCGCTTTCTGGTGCATCAGCTCGCCGTGGAACTGGGGCAGCAACCGGGCGCCCGGCTGACGCCGCAAACCATCAAGATTGCGGCAGAAAGCAAGATGCAAATTGAAATCCAGAATAACAAAACGCCGGTGTTGCAGGTGCCGGTGGGGCTGTTTAAGCGCCGTATGGGTTCCTATTCGTACTACGAGCATGTCAGCAACCCAGGCTAGGGGACAGGCATGGCGGCGATCAACTTTGTGGGCGGCAGCTATACCCCCGTGTCTGCGAGTCTCGATAGTCAGCGGACCGTCAACTTCTACGTGGAAATGGACGAGACGAAACAGGGCAAAGCCCCGGCGGCGCTCATCCGCACCCCCGGCCTGAAACTCTTCTGTACGCTGGCCGGGCAGTTTGGCGTTCGGGCGGGCGGGATGTACACCACGCACACCGATGTGAAGGACCGGGCGTTTCTCGCCTACGGCAATACGCTCTGGGAAGTGAACGAATTTGGCACCCTGTTCGCACGCGGCACGCTGCAAACGTCCGTCGGGCCGGTGTCGATGGCCGATAATGGCCGCTTTCTGGTGCTGGTCGATGGCATTTATGGCTATGCCTACGACCTGCAAACCGGGCTGTTTCAGCAGATTACCGACCCGGATTTTCCGGGCGCGGATAAAGTGACGGTGCTGGACAACTATCTCATCTTTAACCGGCCGCGCACGCAGCAGTTTTTCTGGACCAATTTGAGTGGGGTGGATTTTAACGCCCTGGATTTTACCTCCGTCGATGGCTTTCCCGACCGCCTGGTGTCGCTGCTGGCCTACCGGCGTGAACTCTGGCTCTTTGGTGCCACGACGACGGAGCGCTGGTACAACGCCGGCGATCTGTTTTTTCCGTTCCAGCGCATTCAGGGCGGTTTTAGTGAGCAGGGCATGGCGGCGCCGCAGTCCCCGGCGGTCATTGGCGACAAGCTGTGCTGGCTCACGGCCAATCAGGAAGGCGCCGGCATGGTGTATGTGGTGCTGGCCGGGCAAGTCCAGCGGGTGTCTACGCATGCGACGGAACATGCCTGGCAGGGCTACCCGCAAATCAGTGACGCGCTGGGCTGGGCGGAGCAGCGAGATGGCCACGAGTTTTATTGGCTGACCTTTCCTTCGGGCAATGCCACCTGGGTCTTCGATTTGACGAGTGGGCTGTGGCATGAACGGGCGTACCTGAATCCGGTCACCGGCACGTTCGATCGGCACCGGGCCAATGCCGCCACCTATGCCTTTGGGCTGCACCTGGTGGGGGACTGGCAAAACGGCAATGTGTATCTGCTGGATATGCAGACGTACAGCGATAACGGGGCGCCGATCCGGGCCGTGCGCCGGGCCCCGTACCTGTTTGCGGGAAAGAGTCCGGCCAACTTGCCCTGGGTGCTGCACCATACCCTCCAGATTGACTGTGAAATGGGGGTGGGCCTAGCCAGTGGGCCAGGGAGTGATCCCACGCTGATACTCCGGTGGAGTGATGACGGCGGGGCCACGTGGACGCTGGAGCGGACGGCGACGCTCGGGAGAATCGGCGAGCGCCGGGCGCGGGCACGGTTTTTACGTTTGGGGCGCTCCCGGAGCCGTATTTATGAGGC